GGAGTTCAACAATAGAGACGCAACCGCCGCAAATTGCTATGGCCTTGTAATCAATTACTCAAATGCTGCGCCTAATGGAAATGCAAACGAATTTATTTATTGCCAAGATAACGTTGGCGCAAGATTCCTTGCTAGATCCAATGGCGGTCTAGCTAACTACAGCGCCAATAACGCCAACCTTTCCGACCGCAACGCCAAGAAAGACATCAGCCCCGCCGCTGACACCTGGGACTGCATCAAGGAATGGGAAATCGTCAACTACCGCTACAAAGATCAGCCCGATGATGCTGACCTGAACTTGGGTGTAATCGCTCAGCAGGTGGCGGAAAGTTGCCCTGAAGTGATCACCGTTTTCGAGGAAGCCAAGGACGATCAACCAGAAAAGCTCGGCATAAAAGAACAGCAGATGTACTGGATGGCGATCAAAGCCCTTCAGGAAGCGCAGGTTCGTATTGAAGCTCTGGAAGCTGAAGTAGCAGCTCTCAAAGCTCAGTAGTCCCCTTCACTAATTACTGCTATAGAATAGTAAAAAACACTTGTCATGGCTAACGCTACCTGGGACATTGCACAGCTTGAGCGTCATCTTCCCGATGGGGAAACTTGCCCTGATGGTGCTGTATACACAGTCCATTGGACGGTTTCTTTGGAAGAAGATGGTGAAACTGCCAGCGCTTATGGCAGCATCGGCCTTGGTGATCCAAGCCCTGAAAGTTTCACTCCATTTGATCAATTAACAAAAGAACAAGTCGTCGGTTGGGTTCTTTCTACTCTTGGTGTTGATCAAGTTGTTTCCATTGAAGAATCACTACACAACCAAATCCAGCAAAAATTACATCCGACCTCTGCCACCGGAGTTCCCTGGTGATTTATTGCTATACTTTTTAAAGTCATTTGTTTACCATGGCTTGCAAAAAGTCTGAGCTTGTTTCTGCCATTAATTCCTTTGGCTCTGCCCGTGCCACTGGCGACGGTAACCTGATTCAATTTGCCGCCAACCTCATCGGCCAGTTGATTGAAACCCTTGAATTTGAACCGGAAGACACCGAACAAGCAGAGGAAATTGTTGAGATCAAAGACGCTGAACCCGTCTGAGCAAAAGTGGAAGCACCTAGAATTCCTGGTGCAATTCCCTTAACATCGCCTGTTTTACCAAAGCCTCTGCCTTTAGAAACTCCCGTATTGGAGTTGCCGAAGGCAGAGGTTCCTTCTTATACGCCAATGGTATTTCCATTTGGCGCTGAAGCAATTAATGGTTCCGTTCAGATAGATAACGCAAAACCTGGGGACGAAGAACAGGAGAAGAAATCTGCACCACCTGTAGTGCCACCCATAGCGGCACCAGCGCTACCAACGCCAAGAACAGAAGACCTATTGTTTGAGCCAACGCCTTCTTCATTGCGCGAGACAAAGGATCTTCCACAGCTGGCAGAAGCCACAACAATTAATCTACCTGGTACTGATATACAAATTCCTGTACCAAAAGCAGAGATTGTTACAGCAGCAGCGGTTACATCTGTTGTAAGTGTTGCAGCAACATTAACCGCAACTTCATTATTTAAACAATTAGTATCTCTATTTAAACCTGTTATTAATATTGTTATTAAAAAGATAAATAAATTACGCAATAAAAAAGTAATTACTTTTGGACGGCAGCGATTGGCACTACGTCGGAGCAGACGTGTGTATAAGGGGAAGAAGGGTGAATTGTGTATCCGGCCTTTAAAATCTCAACGCACTTCAAAATCCTGACAAGTTCATAATCTAATCTTTCTTTTTCTAACTTGCGTTTTGCCAAGTCTTTACATAAACGCACCATTTCAAAATCCAGCGGAATACTGATACTGGTTTGAATGCCAAAATTTTGGTTGCGAATATATGGCGCCTCTGGATTACTTACGTCGTTTCCTAAATAAAAAGGAGTGACGACCAATGTGCTTGAATTGCACATGTGACCGCCACCAAAGCCCTGCTGGCTGTAACTACCTTGATTGATTTGTACAGCTTGATTAGATACAGATCCTGTGGATGTTGCAACGGGATTAGCAATTGCCGTTGTCCCACCATCTTGCGCCCTAGCAGGCAGCAAAAAAATTACTGCGAGAAGACCGATAAGGAATTGGTAGTAGCGTTGGTAGTGATTGTGCGTGTGATGTCGGTTTGCTCCACCAAACCAGCGGCGCGTGTCACTCCTTCCAGGCTGTACGGCTTGGTTGTATCGGTCACTGAGAATGTTGTTATAGAAGCATTGATGTCTCCGCTGGGCGTGACATTGTCTGCATTGACGGTGCGAATGGCGCCGCCGTACGTCTTGACTTGTACCGTTTCGTTGACAGTTTGAGTAGTTACTGTCGTGCTGGTCATGCTGCCCTGAGTAAAGTTGGGCGTCATGCTTTGAGCAAAAGCTGGAGCTGAAAATACTATTAATAACAGGGATAATCGCCACATTTGTTTATATCTGTATCGAATGAATTAATCCTATCACCGGGTAAAATAAAGCTAGATCAGTAGAACAAATGAAGATTTCTTCTAAAGGATTAAAACTAATTAAAGAGTTTGAAGGTTTAAGGCTAGACGCCTATTATTGCAGCTCTAATGTATTAACAATTGGTTATGGTTCTACTGGTCCGCATGTCAAGCAAGGCATGCACATCACTGAGCCAGAAGCAGAAGCATTGCTTCTCAAGGACATCAAACGCTTTGAAGACGGTGTTAATTCACTGATCAAAGTTACCCTGAACCAAGAACAATTTGATGCACTGGTTTCGTTTGCCTTCAACTGTGGTAATGGCGCCCTAGAGGAATCCACCCTGCGTCGTCGTCTTAATGCAGGAGAAGATCCCAACACCGTCGCCAAAGAAGAACTCAAGCGCTGGACCAACGGTGGTTTAGCTGGCCTTGTGCGCCGCCGCGCTGCAGAAACTGAACTTTTTTGCAGTGGTTCCGACTGTACCTCCCCGAATAAAGTGACAAACCTCACCGCTACCCATAAAACCCTGCTTAAAAAAGAGCCTGTTGCTGGCTCTGAATTAGCCGCAGACGAGAAGAAAGAAGTTCCCGTCGGCAAGGTCTATCAAAAATGCACGATCATCAAAGAAGAAGCCGGGCATGTTCAAGTTGAACTTGGCTATGGCGCTGGCACCTGGTGGGTATATCCCGGTCACTGGGATGAGCTAGACGGTGATGCACCCGCTGCTACACCCGCAGCCGCAAGCGGCGACATCAAACTCGCCGTGCCCGAATGGTTACAGACGGATAACTACACGCAAGCCCAACGCACTTGTAACAGTTCATCCTGTGCCATGTGCCTGAAGTTCTTTAAGCCTGATGCCATTAAGTCAGACGATGAATACATCAAGAAACTCATCGCTGGCGGCTATGGTGACACCACGGACCACGGCGCACAAACCAAGCTCCTGGCATCTTATGGCCTGAAGTCCAGCTGGCACACCAACCTTGGTTTCAAGGATCTGGAGACGGAACTCAAGGCTGGTCGTCCGGTTGTCATCGGCATCCTGCATCGCGGCACCTTATCTGCACCAACGGGCGGTCACATGATTGTCGTCCGTGGCCTAAAGGAGAACGGTGACTTCATCGTCAATGATCCCTATGGCAGCGTTAATGATGGTTACAGCGGCCCACCGGAGAACGGTAAAGGTGCTGTGTATAGCCGCAAGATGTTGACTTCCCGTTGGTTACCAGAAGGTCCCACCTCTGGATGGGGGCGGAAATTTCAGCCATGAAACTCGGACCTGATCCAAAACAACTACGGGAATATTTAGGAACACTGGTGCCCGCCGCCGTATTGAGCTGGGCACTAGCAGTTCTGACGTTGAGCTACGTCGGTATTGCTAACAAGATCGACGCTGCGTTCATCTCCAGCTTGGTGACCAGCGTCCTTGCTGTCTACGGCATCTCAAGGAAAGAACCAGATAAGAAAGATGGGACTATCCCGACTGTACCTACTGCACGCTTAGGCCGTCCCCCTGGCAGCAAAAACAAAACAAAGCCTCCTGTTGTGATTTCACCGGTACCAGACAATGGCAAAACCCAAGCAGGACCCACACCAAAAAATTAATATCTGCTACGAACTTGACAATAAAAAGCGTTGCCTGACCTTACCAATCACTGAGGCCAAGGCATTAAAACAAGCAGTAGAAAAAGAAGGCGGCATTACGTGTTTATTCTTGCCTGTTAATCAATAATTACAGTGGGTTACTGTCATAAACCAAACGTCAACGTAAATATCTGCTGGCAATTAAACGCAGAAAAAAATGCGTAACACTTGACATTCATCAAGCGTACGCAACAAGAAAATGGATTCAAGGCAATGGCGGAACCATTTACTGGTTTCAGCCCATCCCAAAATAATCAGCGCATCTTGGCTTTGCCAACCACCAGGGCAAGCAGTTCGATAATCTTATACACCTTACGAACCACCGAATCATCTTTTGGTGTGGGGGTCATAGCGGTGACGGCGCTAGCGGCGGCGTGGACAGCAAGGGCTGTCTCCACGTATTTGGCGAACTCCATGGGAAGTTAAATAACTAAACTTATTCTACGGACCTAGATCTATAAAAGAAAAAAGATTTGTATTCATCAGATATTTCCCATCGATTATCTTCATGTTTCATAAACCATTTTTTCCATACTTGAAATTGTTTATCGGGTAGTGCTGATTCACAACGCATACAAATAGAGTCACCCTCCGGTATTTCCTCCATCCATTGACGCACTTGACGGATTGCAATGGCCTGTGTCCTGGGACCAAACCTACCGGTCAAACTCGAATTCAACCGTGACACGGACCGTTTCTTGCGTTGATTCATCCAATCGTTTAGCTGCCTTTTTGATTTGGCGACCGCTAAGCTCGCAAGCCACACGCACCCTTTCTGCGTACGAATCCATGGCTTCAATCGCATCTTGAGGATCATCCCATCCGGCAAAGAAATCATCCCAATCTTCTTTGCGCGTTGTGGTCTGTATGTTGTCACTGCCCATCACTCTTCATAAATGCGACAGCTTGGGGCCCAGGGCTGCTCCTTGCAATAACACTCTAAACATTCACGTGTTGATTGACGTTTAAATAAACGTTTGATCAATTTTTTAATGGAGTTGATCATAACCTGTTTGTCAAAGAAGCAAAGAGTTCCGGGAAGCGATCAGTGTCTTGATGTTGGCTGTTCCATGCATCCCTCCACTCCGAATAGGAATGATCGTGGATAGTATTAAAATACTCGTCGCTGCCAGGTTCTGCAAGCACTGCATATTCAGGCTCTTGAGAAGACGGAATAATACTGCCAATTAACCATGTGGAATTCTCCAAGACAGTCACGGTAATTCCAGAGTTAATTACACAAAGATTTTCCGTAAATCCATTGGGTTGATTAACGCTAGATGAAATAATTGTATTGACGGTAACCGGTGATTCAATATCTACCGTCTTTGCATAGTCAATGGCCGTTTCTTGAAGAAATAAAGACGGATAGTCTTCATCTTCAAGGGCAATGAACATTTCCGTTGGCGGAAATTCAATGACAACGCCAAGCTCGTAATCAAGAGGCTCATTGCGTGTCGTTGAAACACAGAGCAGATAACTACCGGCAGGCAGTGGGTAATACCGCTCATCCCCGTGATCAAGCCGGGTCCTTGAATAAGTGTTGTATAAATCAGACTGAGCTTGCATCACCGTATCTAAATACGGGATATAAACCTCGCCATCGTTCTTTAAGCCATCTTCAATTGAATCGGCTTCAAAGATGGCACGTCCTTGGATCGGCGTGTGGTTAAGATCATACGCAGAAACCTGAATGTAATTAGGACGCGGGGGCCCTTTCTTGGCAATGATCCAGGCGTCTTTCGCTAAATTAATTTGAAACCAATGGTTATATGTACCGCCGCCAAAGCCCCCATTGGATTGTGTATGTGTATCTGCGCGACCAACGACTTTATTTTGAGGACCAAGACGACCCCTCAAATAGCGCAGCGACAACGTAGAAAAAGTACCCAATACCAATGGATTGGATATGCTGCGCTGAGATTGAGCTAAAGCTGCACCACGCGACATTATTTGATTTGTTTCTTTTTTCTTATTGTAATCGCGGCGTATTTACCCCTCGTCATAGTCAGGAGGTTCTGGTGCATACAGCGGATGACGTATGGTTTGGCGATAGTAACGCTCAATTAATTCTTGCTCTCTTCCCATTTGCTTTGCTTTGCTTAACAACATCAAAAGCTCCGGCTTAAATTCCAAAGTAAACGGATGTACCTCCGATGGCGGCATCCCCAGCTGCCAGCTAGTCACCATGTGCAAAGGGTTGCCACACCAAGGATTCCCGCAGACCCGACTCACGTTCAGTGACCCCACATCCCCCCACGCACACTGGTAAATCGCCTTGTGTGGTGTCACATTCTCCGATGCTCGCCCTGTGTGAAAGGCGCGGTAGGAAGGGAAGGCAATCCGCCGTGGTGAACGAGAGCCTGGTAAGTTCAAGTCCCAGCATTCATGTGGATCACGGACGGTAATTTTCTTCCACAGTTCTTCGTATTTATAGTTGTAGTACGGATGTATGAAGTTGAGATTAAATCCGCAAATATTGGATTTGATCTTGATGGCGCAGTGATAACACCAGTGGCTCTGACGATCCCTGATGCGATGGCGGTGGGGACACGGATAACCCCTGTAATACCCATGCGACTCAAGTTGAGAATCGCCTAGGGAATCAATATTCGGAACGTAGCGGAAGTTGGCTTTATCTGCGGAAGCAATGAGGTTCGCCATCAAGCCCAGCTCTCATAATCCTGACTCCAACGGGATTTCCTTGGTTTTTTAGGCGGTTCCATAAACACAATCAACTCCTTTCGGTTGTCCAGTTCAGGGTTTGGGTAGGCGTGCTTGACGCCGTGGCGGTCGGGGCACTTACCCGTACGCATGTAATAGACAACCCGGTGCGCCATGTAGACGATGTTGTCCACAGAAACCAGGTAGAAACCGTTGGTTTTGTCCCGCCGTTCCGCAAACCTGCCATTTTTCCGAATCTTCAGAGCGCTTGGGTGCTCGTCCGTCAGCTCCAACCTTTCCTCCAGGACGTAGAGCGGAGGCATCTCCTTGTAGTTGCGCGGCATGGGTGGTGTGCACAGAATCACACTATACCCTTGAATTCACTTAAATAAAGTACTCGTTACACAATCGTCAAAATGTAGTCAGCTATTGTGCTTTTACCTATGAGTCTCATAAGAAGCACTATGGATGACTACATTTTGCCCCATTCTGTACCCAACTTCACGTTTAGGTAAAAACGGATGTATTGTGTGTTTAATGCACATCTGCCCAAATTTTTGCCTCTGTTGCCTTACTTGAGACACAACACAAGACCTCTTGGGCACTAAAAAACCCCGCCTTCCGTAATGGAGGACGGGGGAGGGGGCTTCGGAATCAGGCTACTGCCGCCAGCTCCTTCTTCCGTTTCTTTTTCTTTTTGTTACTGGTTTGCTTCGGTTCCTCAACCGCATGGTCCACTTCCTTCAGGACATCCTCGAAGATGCCGCCAAATTGAGAAGCAACGGTATCCCAGCTGAACTGATCGTCAGTTGCACGTTGGTAGCAGGCTTCTGCCACACGGTCCAGCTCATCCCTGTTTTCGTACAGTTCCGTGAGGATTTCAGCGAGGTGATCGTCTGACGGGCAAGGCATTTCCCGTGACATATTCACGTCCACATCCACGTGGTTGCAATCGATTAGCTTGCCGTAACCCTCAAAGATTTCCTTGCATGAAGTGTGGTTTGGCACCACCTGTGCAACGCGACAGGCGGCGTGCTCAAAGTTGACCAGGCCCCAGCCCTCACCTTTGCAGGTGTTGACGCCCACATCGCAAGCGTTATAGATGTCGTTGAGCATGTCCACATCTACGTTCGGGGGTCCCGGTGTATTCGCGGTCATGATGATGCGACCATTGGGATCAAGACCCTGCTTACCCATCTCCCGACCAAACAATGGAAGCAGATCCCAGCCCTGGTCCTTAAGCCCCATGTGGACATACAACTGAGCATCCGGCTTGTCCTTGGCAAACTTGGCAAAGGCGGAGATCGTAAGGTCAATCCGCTTACGGAATTGATTGCGGTTACCGTTGAAGACAATGAAAATGTCATCCGCCAGCCCAAGACGCTTCCGCGCCTCAGCCTTGCTCTTGGGATAGAACTGACCGGGGGTCACGCCATGGGGAATGCCGGCAATGGGCTTCTGGATACCACCTTTCACAAATTCGTAGGCACCAAATTCTGTATAAGAAATGATGGCGTCCCACTCATTGGCAGTTTCACTAAGCGAACCAAGCCAGTTATAGGAGTCCATGGGGGCATAGCCCACGAACTTAAACTTCTTCTCTTGATGCAGATCTTTGATTTGGTTGTACTGATTATTGATGATCCACATGTCATTGATCGTGAAGACCACATCGGGCTGTTCACGTTCAACAACTTCACGAATCCGTTCAACACCAAAGGGTTCCTGCTGGAACCTGTTGGACGACGGATACATCTTGAAGCGTTGCTGCAACTCAGCCGGATCGCCCCAATAATTGTTGGCTAGTAATACAATTTCAAAATTATCATCCAGCCTAGTAATTACGTTTTCCGTGACTCGAGCAAAACCTGTCATTGCTACTGCGTCGCCACACCACAAGATCTTCGGTTTTTTAGTCATTTAATCAGAAATATCTCGATTAACTATACACAAATTGACGGGGTAGTTGACCGTACAAGTTCTTTTTCTTCCGAGATTTTCGCTTTGAGTTTGTGTTTTAAAAACTCTGCCGCCTTGTGTGTCCTGGTTTTATCGCCACAGGTGTAAAGGTCGATAGCGCAATAACCCATCTCCGGCCACGTGTGAATAGATGCATGGGATTCCGCTAGTAGCGCCAGGAGCGTGACGCCTTGCGGCTTAAACTTTTCACCAAAGATTCGCAGGATGGTGGCATTAGCCATCAACAAAGCGGTTTCGAGCAACCGCGACAGCTCATCGTAGTTGTCCAGGACTTCCTGGTCACACTCATACAAATCAAGTATGAAGTGGCGTCCGTTGCTCACAGTTTTTCTTCGTCAATCTCCATTGTCTCACCACCTTTCTTATCTATTACATCTCCATAGTGAACACGCCACTCTTCTTTGTTAAGACCAACTTCCACAACGGAGGGATACTTTTGATACTTGTCGTCTGATGTACGGCAAGCAATGTTTCCAACCTTCATACCGGAGCGTGCTTGCTTGAACTTGTAGACATTCAGCTGCAGCTGATGGACACATACATCCATGAGCAAGGTTTCAAAACGCGTGCGGCCCAGCACATTACTGTTGGATGCACGTGAAAATTCGCAGTAGCTGGCATACAACCACTTATCCCAGAACATGTAGATGTTGGAAGAACCCGCTGCCGCATGCTTAGCCAAACCGACGGAGCTTGCAACACCTGGATCAAAAACAACGCAATGCTCCATCCAGTCCATGATTTGGTTGGATTTCAGGATCTGTTCCCGGTGGTGCTTAGCAAAGAAATCAACTTTCTTGGTGGTCTCCATGAGGTATTCCCGCATCTCAGCTTCACTCATGTCGAGCACCCAGTTCACCAGCCCAGGCAGAAGAGCCGCAAAATCCCCGAACGGACGGCCGTTATCGTCCATGTCAATGAGGATCCTTTGCTCTGCAGAGTTACCAGTAAAAGGCTTATCAAAAGGAATGGTGAGGCGACGACGAGCCAAGCCAGAAGTCGGGTCAGTTGTTTGAATAGGTTCATTGGCAGTGATGATGACCAGCCCGTTGAACTTGAAGGGCTTCTGTGAACCGGCCTGGAACTTACGCTCCTTACGGATCAAGTCACGTCCGGTGACTGCTTTGAGGACAGAAACCGAGCCACCATATCGTTCCACGTCATTGAAGAGCAGAAGCTTTTTCTTATAAAGGTTTGCAGTTTCAAAACGGTTCTTCTCCAGATGCTCCAGCGAAGAAATCATGGCGTTGTCATCACCCACTAATGCGTGAGCAAGGTTGGCATAAGTGGACTTACCGGACTTACCGGGACCCACAATTTCAACAAACTTCTGAATTTCTGAGTGGCTTAATAGCACTGCACGCAACCATGCACGCAACACCTGGACCCGCCCCCAGCTGTTGTCTTGTGCGTTCTTCAACCATTTAATGATGGGTTCACAGGTTGCACTGGGGTCATAGTCATAGGGCAACTGTTGCGTCATGAACATCTCTTGGTCAAACGGCAGCAGCTCCCTGGTCTTTACGTCCAGGATTCCGTTGGTGAACAGGAGATATTCGTTGCCTTCATACCAGTCGTCATAGATGGTTGAAATCCGCAGCTGCTCCATGACATCATTGATCATGTTCATGCTGTAACCACGTGGCAGAGCGGTATCACGGATGAAATCCAGCTTGTCCTTAACGGAACCCTTCATCTCCACATCAGAGAGGGAGGACCACACACCGGGGTTCCGATACTCGTAAATATAAAAACATCCTTGATTTTCGCTGTATTTCAGGGTACTTCCGTAAAGTTGATGGACTTTCGTTGTGATGATGTCAGATGATTCATTCCGCCCTCTTGCCTCTCCTTCTGTCTCATCAGGTGATTGCTTGCTCCATGCACCAGCACCCTTCTTCTTTTTCTTCGACGAAGGAGCAGGCCCTTCAGTTACGCCCAGTGCACGAACGGTTAATTCCATCGGATCAAGACCCATTTCTTCCAGTATTTTTGAAGCATGCTCCAGTGTTGAATCATCAACGCTCATGGCGCGATGATCTTGCGAAGGTTCCCAGCCCTGCTCTTTGGCAACATGAAGGAGAGAGCCCAGACCGCGACCACCATCTCGGCTGAATGAAAGCCAACGCTTATGGCACTCGCCATCCCTGTATTTTTCTGATTGCTTGGACCACTCATCCCAAACGTCAAGCAGGGATTCGTCTAATGAGTGGAGCGTTTGACCGACCGTAATCCAAATGTCGTAGTCATCCGCCGCTTCTGGCGGCATACCCCAAGTTGCTTCTGTCGCGAGCTTGATGTCCCGCTCCAGCTCGATGACGCTGTTGATGGCAAAGTTGGGGCCGACAAGCCTAGTGGTTTCCTTAGCTGGAACACCTTGCTTGACATTTTTATTAATGATGGCGTTCAGCAACCAGACCGGCAGCTCGGGCAGATTGCCAACCCATTCAAAACCCTGGTCTTCTGCGGTGTAATAACCATCAGTTTCTGGGTGCAAACCCATGAGCACGCCCTGGTGCTTGCGCCACAGAATTTCAAGTTTTTCGCGATTTGCTTCGCCGTGCCATGTATATTTATTACGAACAAAGTGCTTATGCTTTTCCCGATCTAACTTATAGAGTTTGCGTTCACGCCCATCTTTACCGCTGAGGATAGTCAGCGTAGGGGGAAGTGCTTCTGCAAATGGGAGACCAGCGATTGATTCGACAAGCGGATAGACGCTCGGTCCATCAACATCCACCCAGACCAGGCCGTAAGGCTGATTGTAAGCAGGGCCGCCGAGTAGACCGACGGCTTTGCACTTACCGCCCAAGATTTCTTCTTCAATTTCCTTGACGCCAAACGGGTTACTTTGCCACCCTTGGACGTATGGATCTTTCTTGCTGCCGAGTGGCGTAAGCGGCCACTCCATCGGGATGTAATCAAGGCGAATCTCCCCTGGGCGAAGGGCCTGCTGGTTTTTGCTCGTCATCTTTTCTACTGCTTGACCTCTACTTTAAAGTTTTTATCTGCAAAGTTTTGTTCCTTCAAAAGCATGAAGGCATGCAAGTGCATGGCGGTGGGCAGATAAAAACAGTCCCCATCAACCGCATTGGACATGCGATTTTGGAGGCTATTCATCCACTCACCCATGAAAACGTGAATTTCCACGGGGGGTGTTTCGAGTGTTCTTTTATCCTACGGCTGGCAATCCAGGGGCACCATTAGGAATTACTTAAATCACTAAGTCTTATTGGACTCACAAAAACGTTTAATCATTCTTTGGTTTCATCTTCATTTTTATACCAGGGAGCCTTTAGTTCCATGGCACCACCCAAATCTTTGGACGCACCGGTTTGCAGCTCAGGATCAATCGGATGTTCGATGTAGACAGGCCTATTGGCCTTCTCAAGCTCCAGCTCAGCCTGTGCGCGGTTCTCCAGTTCGATCATGTCGAGCCGTGCCCTGAGCTTGGCCTCAAACCAAACCTTCTTCCACCACTCGACAAGTGCCTTGAGAATGTCGTCAAACAAGGTCCGCATCATATTCACCAATCTCTCCGACCTGTTTGTAGTACTCTTCTACTATTTTGTACCAATCATCCCTAAGGGAGTTGAGGAAGTTCCTGGAAATTTTAAAGACCTGGGTGCGTACTGGCGTCGAAACCAAAATAGCAGCTTGTTGGACTTTCATACCCAAGGTCTGTTCAATGGCGATGTCATATGCTGCAAGCTGCTTACAGGTTTTTTTAAATTTCATATGCCCACCGAGGAGGTCGCGCCATTCAGGCGAACCCTTCTCCAGGTCCTTGGGCCACTTGCGACTGTAAGGTTTGACGCTGGTTTTCAAGTCAGCAAGAGTAAGCTTATTACCAACCACGCCGATGATGTCAGGAGCACCAGCCCAGGAACGTCCTGCGTCATCGCAACCCCAGACACGAGCAACGTCATCAGCACCAATAGTAAAATCAAACTTGTCAAGTACCGGTGATTCCGCCCAAAGGACCTCCGAGAACTGGTCCAATATTGGTGGCATACCCGCCCAAAAGTCCCCATATTCTTCAGGGATTTCCGGAGTTTTATTGCCCTTGAGGTATTGTTCCATTCCATAGTGAACAGCGGTACCCCGCTCGGCAGCAGCTTCTTTAACACCCGGATTTGCCTTGGACCACATCTCAAGCTTTCGCTTGTTGGCTTCTGATGCAGTCTCAGAAATGATGGTGGTTACCGAAGGTGCAGGACCAGTTGGTAGCGGAGTGACGTAATGACGTTTACCATTGAGCGTAATTCGGGCTGGACCCTTATTTAAATGGGTCAACTTGTCGCGCCACTGAGTAACCACCTTGCAAGGTTTCGTATATTACGAATATGTTACTCAATAATTAATGTAATTGTCATGAATCAGTTCGTGTACGCAATCGCCGCCATTCTTGGAGCTATGGTTATTGTCGTAGGCATCGATGCTTACATCTTCTTTTCCGAGGTTGCATCCCGTCAATGAACAGAATTTTTCTTGGGATCAAGGGCTACATCTCGTGTCTTGACTGGGTACTGGCCGTCTTGTGGGAATTTGTTGTGGAGCATTGTACCGAGATTCGCTTCTGGG